CGAGCGTGTTGTCCTTGTGTCGGGAGATGTGCGCCGGCATCGCCTTACGCATCACCTTCACGTCGCGCAGCATGGTGTCGAGCTCGGTCTTCACGAACTCGTCGCTGTCGCCATCCGTCGGCTGCCACAGCGCCTGGTTGCGACGCTTGTGCTCAGCGAAGTAACCGACAGCCGCCAGCAGCATCTTCGTGTAGCCAACCCGAGCCGACTTCTTGAAATCGATCTCGCGGATGTCGTCGTTACCGATGCATGCCAGGATCGCGCGCTGGAACGGCCACGGCACCCAGTTCTGCTCGACGTACGACGATTCCTTCGACAGGTAGAAATGCGCCCGCGCCCACTCCTCGAGCGTCATCGGCGGGGGCACGCCAAATGTGCCCAGACCGCGGCTGACCGTCTTGGCCAGCTCGGGCGAGTTCCAGTGCACCACCTCGTGCATGCTACCCATCGCCGAACTCCTCCCCCTCGGCTTGGGAGTCGTCGACGCCATCGTCTTGATCTGCCTCGCGCAGGTCTTCGAGCGACATGCCAGCCACGATGTTGCGCACCCGCGCGATTTCGCCGGCGATGCTCTTGATCTCATCGGCCGACAGGCTGGGCACGCGGCGTTTCACGGCGCCCGGGATCGCTTCCAGGATGCCTGCGATCTTGCTGCCGGCTTTCGACAACACCTCCTCGATCAGCACGACGGGCGCTAGTTCGCCGCGAGTGACTGCGTTCTGCATTTCGATTCTCTCGCGCTGGGCCTTGGCCAGGCCAGCACGCTCGTCCGCAAGGTCGAGGCCGCCATTGCCCGCGCGGCCGGCGGCCTGCTCGCGCAGGTGCGAGCAGTAGGCCTGCAGCAGCTGGTGGCCGTCCATGTTCTTGTCGAGGATCTCGCGGCCCACCAGGTTGCCAATCGCCTGCTGGCTCACGCCGACTAGCGCGCCAAAAGCCGCCTGGGTCATGGGCTTGGTTAGATCAAGGTCCGACAATACAACCCCCTTAGGATGGGTATGTGACTAGAGAAAACTCGGGGTTCGAATTACCCTTGCAGGCCCCCCTCCCGGGAGTACCTTGGAAATTTCTTAGAAGAAAATAGTTCTTGCGATCAACGCTGCGTTGCCCGTGCCTCAGCCAGCGCGCGGGCGAACTCAGCAGGAAAATTCTGCTCGACAGTCGACTCGGCGACGTACTCGAAGTCGTACGTGGCCTGGTAGACGGCGCTGCGTGCGAAGAGCATCACGAGCCTGAGGCCTGTGCCGCGTGCGAAGTGCACGCGCTGGTAGATCCCCAGCGGCCTTCGACCACCAGGGCGCCCGCAGAAGTAAGAGATGCCCTGCCGGTTCCTTGTCCCGCGCTCCAGGGCCGCACGTCGCTGGTCGGTCATGTTCGCCTTATAGCCGGCTTCCGGGAATGCCCTAAAGTACGCCAGGATCTGGACAATCTGGCCGCGGCTCATGTTGCCGTAGGCGTCCAGTTGGGCGCCCTCACCAGGTACGACACGGTAGCCAGGCGGCAGCGCGCCAATCGACCGCAACGCACGCTCGAACCGCTTCTCGCCGCGCTCGCCGCCCTTGATCTGTGCATCCAGATACTTCGAGGCAGGCGTGCTGCTCTTGCTTGCGAAATCCTTCAATTTGACCTCGGCCGTCAGGCTGGTGGCCGTTGCCGGTCGAACAAACAAGGCTGACGTCGTGAACGGTGTCGGCTGATTGAAGATGTCCTGTATCTCTTTCACCTCAGCCGTCGCGGCCAGCTTGGCGGATCGTGTCAAGGCCACCCGGGTAGCGAACTTGACCTGCTTCTCTTCGACCAGCATCCCTGAGGTGATAGCCCTGATCGCATCGCGTACATCAACGGCCACGGGGTTCTCCTGAGTGCAGACGTCTACACACCCACAACTTCTGGCTGAGTTCCGTCCAACAATTGCTTGGGTTATCGCCAGGGCTCATCTAAGATGAATTCCTGTCCTGCGAATAAAAAAGCCCGAGATAACCCGGGCGAAACGAACACGGAGCGTTGTATCCCCCGCTTTCTAGCGGATTGAGATAGGATCACCACCTTTCGTCGTTGAGATTCTTGCGCGGCGTGATCTCCAAAAAATGCCCCGCCGGCGCAATGCCAGGCGGGGCTGAAGCACCCGAAGGTGCGAGGGGAGACGCAGGGCCTGGACGCTGCGATGCAGGCTGTAAACGCAAAAAAGCCCGCATCAGCGGGCTTTGCTTACATTGACTGCGAGCATGGCGAAAATATAGCTGAGCTGGAACACTTTCGTCAACGCATTAATTGACTGTGCACAAATCTATCCAGAAAGCCACACTATCGCTTAGTGGGCATAGCCTTGCCGTGCTGGCACCAAACCATGCTCGACAAAGTAAGGCTCAAGCCGGGCAATGGCCATATCCTCCAGAATGCGCAACTGATTCTTCATCTTGAACGAAGCACGCACGTACCTGGTGTGATTGCCACCGAACTGGGCAGCCAGGTCACGTGCGCTGATATCGATCTTCCTGTGGTTGGCGAACATCCTCCCGAGCATGCAATCCAGGGCCAAAGGCTTGATGCGGGAGAACATCGGCGCAATCCATTCAGACAGCCCCTGAATCGCCGCGATGCGCTCGGCCGAGAAAGCAAAGCGCCGTTCGCCGTCGACGTCCTCGAAGTCTGTCTGGCCATACTTTGCCTGCAGCACCCACATCTCCGGCGCCGGCAGCCGTGTCCTGATGGCCTGTGCGATTAATGCGCACTGCGCTCGCACGTCCAGCGTGCTCAGGCCGTCGAAGTTGACCGTGCCGGCCCGCTCGCCGCGCAGCTGATCCAGCCAGTGCCGCTGCCCATCGTCCAAGGTGGACTGCTCCATTACCCGCAGCAGCGCCGCCCTGAATGGCGTGCCGTGCGATGCCTCCTGCCCCATCACCACAAAGGCGACATGCACTGCCTGTCCCGCGTCCTGAAAAATCCCTTGTATCTGCTCCACGTTTGCCGCTCCCATTTGCCCTGCCCCTTTAAGTTTCGGGACGGTTTCGCCGTCCACATATCGATTCATTTGCCGTCGCCTTCCACTACCCTGGTCGAGTTCCCTCGCTCATCCTTAAGCACCCGCCAACCCCGCCTCGGCTTCGTTCCCACCGTATGGCCGTTCTCGCTGGCGTAGAAGACCGGCTCGCCCCGCATCCCTGCCTTGATCTGCCGGTCTATCGCTTCTGTCCCAAACGCCGCCCGCATCCCGTCGATCCACGCTGTCACGACCGGCATCTGCTCTCGCATGCTGCCTTTTGCCATTCCGCTCCTCCTCGTTTTACGGTTTGTTTCCTTCTCGCAAACCCTCAATACCGTCCACATACCCCCAACATCCTTAACTCGTTGTTTTTATTATTTTTATTGACACTATTGAGACTATTGAGGGTTAAATTAAAAACAAACGAAATCTAATTTCGCCGCTCCTCCTGTTGGCTCGCCCCTTTGCGCACGCGCGCACGCGCATGGAGCCTCAATAGACCGTCAATACCCTCCACACCATCAACATCACATTTGAATTCAAAGACTTAGACATGTTGGCGGTAGCATGAATGTGGAGGGTTAGGCTTCAACACCGACTTCCCCACGAGCGCGATATGACTTCAGATGGGAGCCGAACACGCCGCTCGCATCCTCCGCCCATTCGCGGAAGGACTTGCCGGGCGGGTGGTTGCCGATCAGGAACACAAGCCGCTGCTTTACCTCCGCCCCGTACTCGTAAAGGATCGGCTTCTTCTGCAGCACGTTGCCCGCATAGCGCTCGACAGTAGGGCTGAACAGGGTCAGCGAGGTGTACTTCGATTCACCCGACCTGTTGCACCACACCTGGAACGCGTCGTACAGCTGCTGGACGCCACAGGTGATGAAGGGCAGCGGCAGCAACCCGTTCGACCACTCACGATAGAAACGCTCGGCCGGCGCCAGGCTCTTCTCGATGAGTTTGTCCTTCGCCTCGTTGTAGAGCGGCTTCGTGTGCTCGTTGAAGTCGCCCATGTCCAGCTCGTGCACCAGGTAGTGGTAGAAGGCTTCGATACCGCCCGCCTTGATCTCGTTGGCCACGCCCACGTAGAACTCGCGGCCGAGCGCCGGCGGCGTCCACACCACCAAGTAGCGGCGGTCGGTCTTGTCCAGGGCGAGCGGCTGCAGCTCGTTCGACAGGAACACGAAGTTCATCTGGTTCGCTTCGCTATGCTCGGGCAAGCCCTTCGGATTGACGATGACGGTGTCGCCCGAGACCAGGTACTTAAGCTTGCCCTTCATCTGCTTGAGCTCGGCCCGGGTGACCACCTCATCGGCGACCATGAACAGCTTCATGGACGCCCAGTCGTTGAAGTTCGACTCCAGCTGCGCGTTGCCGATGACATAGCCGTATTCGCCATAGATGGCCTTGACCACCTTCTCGAAGAAGAAGTTTTTGCCTGAGCCTTCGTCGCCGTGCATGATGATCGAGGTTTCCATCTTCGCGCCCGGGTTGCGCAGCGGGTAGGCCAGCCAGCGTAGGATCCACGTGGCCAGGTCGTCGTTGCCGTCGCAGAGGTGCGACAGCAGCACCTGGATCTGCATGCAGTTGCCCTTCTTCGGGCGCATCTTCCAGCCGCTGAACAGGTTGACCGTCGCCGTCGGGCCGCTCTCGGCCGGACTGGGCGTCTCGGTCGGGTCGAACACGATGTTCTTCTTCAGCACCCATTTGCGCGCCTCGCCGGACCAGAACTTCATCACGTCGTTGTTGGCCACGATGGTGCGCATGGCCGATACCTTCATCAGCATGCGCTGCCGGCAGTCCCACACCAGGTCTTCACCGTAGATCAGGATGAAGTTCTCGAGCACGTCGTCGACGGCGTCCCAGTGGGCCTGCCCATAGACCTTCTTCGGTTTGTCCTTCTTGTGCGCCGCCTCGTCGTCGCCCCCCTCCCCCGGCGCGGAGCGAACGCCAGCTGGTGGCGTTTTCGACCCGCTTGCAGCCGCTTCCTCGTCAAATCGCGCCGCGATTTCCGCAGGCGTTTCGCCTGTCGCGCTCGCGCGCGGCTGCTCCGCACCGGGGGGGAGGGGGGAACTCGGAATCAGGATGTCCCGATTACCATTCGATTGCATCGGCGATACGACGCCCCCTGCTTCCATCTGTTCAAGCAAGCGCGCAGCGCGGTTGTAACCGACCCTTAGGTGTCGCTGCACCAGCGAGATCGACGCACGTTGATGCGCAAGTACGACAGCAACAGCTTGATCGTAGAGCTCGTCGCTGTCGTCTGGCGCCTCCTCCGGAGAGGGGGCGGGAGAACCGGTCGTGCGCTGCTGCGCAGCGAAGGGAAGGATGGGTCCCGATTCAGGCACGACCGCGGCCGCTGGCGCGGAAGGCACGGAAAGGCGAGTTGTGCGCTGCTCCGCAGCGGGGGAAAGGAAAACCACCGGCTGCGGCACCGCCTCGGTTGCGTTGACAGCAAGTAGACTGCGCTTGATCTGGTCCGCGACCTTATCGAGCCCTTCCTCGATGTGAAGGTCGTTGTAGTCGGTCAGCTTACGGCCAGCACGGTCGACCGCGAACAATGGCACCGAGACCGAAGCATTGCCTACTTCCCTGGCCGCGGCGTGGCAGCTCGATACGCCGGCGTTGGAAAACGTAGGCGAACTCACTGACCGGCCCTTGCGGATGTCGGTACTGATGAAGCGGATACCGTTGATGTCCGCGCGCCAGGTCGCCATAACGTCGATGGTCTCGCCATCGTCGGCAATGACGCGGTGCGTGGCGCCGTCGATCGATAACGCCGATGAGATCTTGAATTCGTCCTGCAGCAGCTTGGCAAACCGCTCCGCCAGCAGGTAATCGTCGTCGGCAAGGAACAGCAGGTGCGCAGTCGGGTAGTGCTTGCGCAACCAGCGGGCGACGTGGATCAGGTTGCCGGCGTTCAGGGCGACGACGACAGGCAAGTCATAGCCAGGCGCGAGCGCCAGACGTGCGCTTGCACAGGTTGCGTATCCTTCGCCCAGGGCGATGACGGGCGCACCATCGGGCTGGCCGAGCACGTGCATGACGCCGATCGCATCCATGCCCTTGTTCAGCTTTTTCTCGCCGACTGCGTCGATCTTCTGCAGGCCGAGCAGCTGTCCATCGCGCAGCAGGGGAATCAGCAGCATGCCATCGTGCCCGACACGCACGCCCTCGCCGGGCACCTGCTTGCGCACCAGGTACGGATGCACGACCGGTACGCCGGCCGCCTTGTTCCACTGGTCGCGCGCGCGGTTGGCAGCCATGCGCGCGGTGCGCAGACGCTTTTCCTCCTCGGCCTTCTCCGCTTCGCGCAGCTTGCGCTTGTACACCTGGCGTTCCTCGGGCGACATCGCTTCGGCGTCGACCTTGACCGGTACCGTATTGCGGTTCTCTCCCTGGAACCAGCCGAACGCACCGGTCAGGACCGTTTTGCCGCTGTCCAGTTCCAGCTCTCGGAGGATGTACCAACCCTTGCTGTCCTTGCCGAAGCGCTTGAATTTGCCAGTGGTGACCAGCGGCGTAGGTGGTAGCCGCGACAGCCCACTCTCCACCATTTGGGCCAAAACTTGTTGCTCACTGCTCATCCTTGCTTCGCCTCGTCGGTGGTCGTGATGCTGCTTTTGAACGGCACGCGCGCGTCACCATGCAACGACGGGATGTCGCGATAATCCAACGCACCTGGTCGCATGACGCGGCCCTGTGTCCTGTTCCGGGGGGAGAGGGGGCGCATGACCGGCGCCGGGCCAATCGACGGCGCCGGCATATTTGCGTCGACTAAGTCGACCAGGTCGGCAAACCTAACAGGCGGCTTCATTCGCCCTCCTGCCGCGGCGCCTTACCGTAGACGCGCATGGTTAGCGCGACCAGCTCCGACAGCGTCTTATGCATCCGGTCAGCGTCATCTCGCAGTAGAGCCTCCTCACGGCGGTCGATTTCGTCGTCAGCGGTGGCCTGATTAAAGTCGCTCGAGAAGCGGCCCAGTTCGGCGTACAGCTCGTTGAACTTCTTCATCAGGTCGGCAT